TAACACTGGTAGCACAGCTGATTATAGCGAAATAACAGAGAGACAATTTCAAGTTACTCGTTCTGGGTCAAGTTCTGGTATGGAATTACAAACATTAGGAACATATAGTGGCTCTGGTGGATTTATAGACTTAAAACCAAAAAACACTACTGCAATGAGGATTGCTGGAGATGGAAACGTACTAATTGGAACAACAACTGATACTGGTGAGAAATTAAAAATTGTAGGTGAAAACGTTTTAATAGATTCTACATCTAATGTTTATTTTACTTTAGACAGAGCTGATGTAAATAATAGAAATGCTTTAATTCAATTCAAATCTGGAGGAACAAGAGATTGGATGGCTGGATTATTTTATGGAAGTTCCGATTTTGTAATAACACCAACTTATGCTGATGCATCTGATGGAATTACAATTAAAAAAACTACTGGAAACCTACTCATTGGAACAACAACAGATAGTGGAAACAAACTAGAAGTTAATGGAGTTGCTAGTGCTACAACTTTTGCTGGAGATTTAAGAGGAACTATTAATACTTTAACAACTGGAGTAACACAAACTGCTAATGATAATAGTACAAAAATAGCTACGACAGCATACGTTGATAGCGCAGAAGCAGGCTCGAGTGCATATGGCTCATTTACTCCAGCCGTTACACAAACGATATCATCTGGAGGAAACGTAGGCGTTAAATCAACTTTATTATTTGCTACGAGTCAAATAACGGCATCAAACATAACAACGTCAGCAACAGGTCTAACATTTGCAACGGCAGGATTATATAATATTAGCTTTAATTTTGCATCTAAAGTATCATCAACTGCAAATAGAACATTAGCAGCTGCCAACTTAGAATACTCTACAGATGGAGAAACCTGGACAGAAATAGTAGGAAGTCTGGTATACAATTATGACAGAGGAACGGCAACAAGTGGAGGAGCATCATCCTGGGGGTTTGTTTATGATGGAAGTGCAAGTGCAAGCTTTATACATAGCATAGCAACATCATCAAAAATAAGGGCTAGGTTTTGGATAGAAGGCAGGGCATCAAGTAGCTCTGGAATAACAACAATTATAAATGGGTGCAGATTATCTGCCCACAAAATCGCATAAAATGGCAAAAACAAAAAACGAAATAATATACGAATGGGTTATAAGCTCAATGGATTGTAGAATACAAGAAGAAGTAGAAGGGCAAGAATTAAGGAATGTAGTTAATATGGTACACTGGAGAAGAACAGCAACGATAGGAACAGAAGGAGAAGAAGGATACTACTATGCCGATGTATATGGAGCTTTAAGCTTAACAAACCCAAACCCTAATGATTTTATATTATATGAGAATTTGACAAAAGTAGAAGTAGAAGGGTGGCTTAATGAAATGACAGAGCCAACACCTCAAGACTTAGATGCAAGCCTAGAAAAAAATATAGAATTACAAAAAAACCCAGTAGAAGAAACACTACCTCTACCTTTTTAAAAAGTGAAAATGATAAACGAAATAGCAAGCAAATTCTGTACAACAACGATACTGCTAAACGTAGGTGCAATAGGAATGAGCCTAACCAACGTAGAAACTGGACTTAAAATAATAGTTTATATTTTTACTATAGTATGGACTGCATTTAAAATATTAAATGAATTAAAAGAATGGAAAAAAAAATAGGATTTAATATAAAACTAAATTATTTCAAATTATCAGAATTTGACCAACCAGGAAAACCAGGTAGTGGAAAAGAAAATATGGATATAAATCTTTTGATGATAGTAGATAATATGAGAAACAGAAGTGGAATACCATATACTATAACAAGTGGATACAGAGACCCAGATTATAACCGAAGCATAAATGGAGCAGAAAACTCATCTCATTGTAAAGGACTTGCTGTAGATATAGCAGCACCAACAAGCACCCAGAAATACTTAATAATTGAAGCAGCTCTACATTTTGGAATACAAAGAATAGGAGTAGGCTCAAATTTTATACATATAGATATAGATGACAAAGACAAACCAGCAAAAGTATGCTGGACTTATTAATTAAAAAAAAACGAAATGAAAAAATGGTTTAGCACGATAGTAGTAAAACAAATTCTACACAGCAAAAAATTTATATATGCAATTTCAAGCATAATAATACCAGGCATAGCTTCCATCTTAGGAGTTGATGAGCAGACATCTTCTAATTTATTTTATGCTTTATTAAGCCTTGCAGGTTTTCAAGGCATAGCAGACATAGGAAAAGAAGCTAAGAAAAAATAGTGAAAGAATATAGGCCAAGACTTACACCAAAGGAAAATAATGTAATACAGGAGCATAGAAGAAAGAAAACTAATCGGCTTATAATAGGAGACATACATCTCCCATACACTCATCCACGATACCTACAACACTGCATAGACGTATATAACAAATGGGACTGCAATGCCGTAAGTATGACTGGTGACATAATAGATTCACATTTTGCCAGCTTTCATTCAATTAATACTGAAACTCACGGAGCAAAATACGAGCTCGATATGGCGATAGAAGAAGTAGCCAAATGGTACGAAGCATTTAATAACAATACCGTACCAAACGGAATAACTATCACCCTGGGCAACCACGATTTAATAGTGGCTCGTAAAAGTGAAGAAGCAGGAATAGACAAAAGATGGGTGCGAAAACTTAATGAAGTACTAAAATGCCCAGATTGGATATTTGAAGAACAATTTGTACACGATGGAGTTTTATACACTCACGGAACAGGATGCAGTGGAAAAGGAATAATGAAGCGAGTACAAAACTGGGGACACTCAATGTGCCAGGGCCATATACATACCCAGGCTTTCGTTGACTATACGGCAAGCCTTAACGATTTAAAATTCGGATTACAAGCTCCCTGTGGAATAGACTATAAAAGCTGGGCCTTTTCTTATGCAAAATTTCATACGGCGAAACCCATACTAGGATGTGCCGTAATTTTGAACGATGGAAAACACCCCATAATTGAACCATTAAAAATGGAATAAAAAAAGACCTGGCGATTACGATAAAAGCCAGGCCTTACAAACAAGATGTAAATATCGAATAATCGATATCGAACTGAAACACAAAGGTACACAAAAAAACTATACAAAAATGCAGTATTGCTTCTTAAAAACAAAGCAAAAAACCCCTTAATTTTTACTAAAAAAAACCATAAATTTACAAAATATTTGTAAGTCGCACTTTATCAAGCACTTACAATATAATTATAATGTTGATAACATTAGTTTATTGACAATAAAGTGTTATATTTACATCAACAAACAAACAAAGAAAACAAGATGAAAAACCTAGACAAAAACCCAAACGCAAAACTTAAAGCAGGAGACAAAGTACAATACACTAGAGACTTTGCCTTCGGAAAAACAGGGACAGAAATAACAAAGGTAATAATGATACACAAACACAAGGTATTATTAGAAAACGGACAAACACTATACAAAGTAAACTAATAACGCAGGACTAAAACAAAAAAAACAAAATGGATAGAAAACAAATTATCGAACGAATCGAACAACTAGAAAACGCTCAACAAATGATATATGAAGCACAAACAATCATAGATGAGCAAGTAGAAGGAATGTCAGCAGAACAACACTACAAAGCATACGGAAGGTACGGAATCGACCAACTAATGGGAAACGGAAACCCATACGACTCAAGCATTCAATCATTAATAGAAGAATTACAAAACCAATTATAAGATGAAATATTTAAGCGATTATATGGAGCAAGCACAAACGGACCTGTTCCACAAAACAAATACTTTTTTTGCATTTTCTGAAAAACAATTCAAGGAGCAATATACAGAAGGCACGAAATATGTAGACTTAGGAGGAGGAATGATAACACCAAAGGAAAACGCAAAAGAAGTAAGTCAGAAACTACAAAGCATATACAAAGAAGCAATGGCACAAGACTTAGAAGAAAACGGAATACAAGCAGTTATAGAGCGAGAACTAAACAACCACGAAACTTACTATACTAACGATTTAGAGCCAGTAATCGAGGCTTTAAAGGATTATCCAGAAATAACACAAAAAGATATTATAAAAGTTTACAAAAGAGAATGGGAAAAAAAATATAATTATTAAAAATAAAGTTGATAAGCCTAGGTTTTTAACAATAAAGTGTTATATTTACATCAACAAACAAAAAAAAACAAGATGAATAGATTAAATTACAACGATTGGATGTTATATATTTATAACACATTAAACAAGACAGACAAGAAGCCAGCTATAAGAACAACTAAAGAGATACAAAAAGAAATAGATTATCTTAGAGCAAAAGACTGGAATACATCAGAAAAAATACGTGCAACTTATTCTATAAAAAAATGAATACAACAGAAAAAGTAAAAAACTTGATGGAAGACATTCCAGATTTAAAAGATAACGATACAAGACTATGCTCTCATATTTGGTTCAGAGAACTAGAAACAATGGGAGTAGATGTACATAAACAACCTATAACGGACTTTTTAAGATTATACGCAAAATCTAAGCTCACCCTAGGTCCAACCATAAAAAGAGCCAGAGCAAAACTCCAGGAAGAAAATCCAAACCTAAGGGGACAAAAATACAATATAAGGAAAGGAGTAGCACAAGATAAATGGAAACAAAAACTAGGATATAATGTCTAAAATAATATGTGAAGACTGGGAGCTATATGATTACGAACCAGTAGATATAACAAGCACTCAAGCATACACAGGCGAACAATTTAAAGACATAAAAATGGAAGCTAAATGCATAAGAGTATATGGAACAGAGGACCAAGTAAAAGAAGCCAGCAAACATTACAACATAGATGAAGCACACGAATATAAAGTAGAACCAAAGGGCTCATATTGGCATTTTATATATGGAAAAAAGGCTCAATCTATAAACGAAAAAGTGGAAAAAAAACTAAAAGAATATCAAGAATTATATAAAAAAAATAATAACAAACTTTTAAAAATAAGAACTAGATGAACTTAGCCACTAATATATTGAAGATGAAAAGGGAATATTACAAACTTAAAAGGATAAAACTTTTAAATCGTAAAGATGAACTAATAAATGAAGGTAAAGGAATAGAAGCAACGGCTCTAGAATTTGCAATAGATTCTGTCCAGGAATTTATATCAGACTTAACAGAAATGATAAACGAGATAAAAAAATCAGAAGAATATCAAATAATGTGCGAAGAATTAATTAATAATAAACTAAATAAATAAAAATGGAAAAAGTAAGTGAACTAAAAAGAGTACAATCAAAAGGAACATTTAATGAATTATTCAAATTTGAATTAGAATTCACAGATGGAACAATTGGTATAATTTACAGAAAAACGGATGAAGCAAAAGTACACGTAGGCGAAAGCTATACATATACAATAAATGCAAAAGATACAATAAAAATAATTCCAGAAGGCAAAACATATACAGGACCAAATAATTATAATACAACCAATAGCACTGGACCAATTGCAAACATACAAATAAAAGAAACCGAATCAGTGAGAATAGCAAAATCTGTAGCAATAAAATCAGCTACGGAACTAGGAATAGCTCAAGGCTTAGAATTAAAAGAGATACTAGAAACGGCAAAATTTATGTCTGATTTCATAATAAAAGATAATTAAACTGATGGATAAAACAACAGACAAGACAATAGAAATAGCTAAATGCACTCTGGCTAATATGTTTGAAATAAGAAAAGAAGAATTTGATAGACCACTATCAAGAAAAAGAGGGGTGGTCGAAGCCCGTAGATTTCTGATATATTATTTAGTGGATGAATTAGGGATGAGATTTCTACACATACCTCCAAAAATGAAATCAATAAAGAGCCACGCTACGGCTATGCATCATTTTTATAAAATGATAGATTTATTAGAATTTGAAACAACAACAAAACTAAAATATATAGATTTTAAAAACCAGATGGCAGATAAAGGATTATCAAATTTAGAAACAGAACTGATGAAACAAATAAAGATGAAAAAAGTAATATCCTGGAATATTAAACAATTAAAAGAGATGATAGATGAAGCCTAGTTACTACGCAATTATTCCATCCAATGTGAGATACAGCAACCTCAAGCCAAACACTAAACTATTATATGGAGAGATAACAGCACTAGCAAGCAAGGAAGGGTACTGCTTCGCATCAAATCGATACTTTGCAGAATTGTATGATGTAACAAAGAACACAATCAGCTCCTGGATTTCAGATTTACATAAGGCAGGATTTGTAAGCGTACAATTAATAAAAGAAGGAAACCAGGTAGTCGAGAGAAGGATAGGTATAACTCAAAAAGGGGACACCCCTATAACTAAAAAGAAGGACTATAATAGTACAATTATTAATACTACAATTAATACTTTATCTAATAGGATTAAAATTTTTGAAGCTGAGGTTTTAAATTTAGAATCAGATAACAATATAAGCCGACAATTTATAATTTACTGGTCAGAATTAAATAAGAGCAAAACTAAGATGAGGTGGGAGCTAGAAAAGACGTGGGATTTAAAAGCAAGAATTTATCGTTGGAAAGCAAGGCAAAAAGAATGGAATAAAACTGCACCAAAAAATAATACTTTCAAAAACAAGATGGATACCTACAAAAGAGCAAGTGAAATGATGAAAAAAATAAACCAGCAATGAAAATACTCAATTTATATGCTTGTCTTGGAGGGAATAGATACAAATGGAACGAAGTAAAAGAAGACATAGAAGTAACAGCAGTGGAAAACGACCCAGAATGTGTAAGATTATATAAGGAAAGATTTCCAAACGATAAAGTAATAGAAGCAGATGCACATCAATACTTATTAGACCACTACAAAAAATACGATTTAATATGGAGCTCCCCTCCTTGCCCTACACATTCCACATTTCAACTATCAATGAAAACAACAAGGAAGATGGCATATCCAGATATGAAATTATATCAAGAGATAATATTTTTAGATGCATTTTATGAAGGCAAATACGTAGTAGAAAACGTTATACCATTTTATGAACCACTTATACCAGCAAAAAAAAGAAACAGACATATGTACTGGACTAATTTTAATTTGCCAAATATAATAAGCAATAGAAAAAATCCAGACTTAGGAAGAACAAAACAAGTAATAAAAGAACTATCTAAGTTTCACGATTATGACTTTACAAAATACAAAGGAGAACAATCAAGAACTAAAATGGCAAGAAACCTAGTAGACTATGAAGCAGGAAAAACAATACTGGAAACAATAATAGGAATAAGAAAAAAAGAAGACCAAAAACAAACAGAATTATTTTAAAAATATGATAAAGAACATACCAATAGAAGAACTGAGAATGCACGCAAATTCTATTCTTTGCAAAGCATACCTAGAGCTAGGACAAAACCCAACAGATGATACCATAGTAAGCTGGGGAGTTATTCTAGCCGAGGACTTAAGTAAAGATTTCAGCAATATGGAGATAACAGATGTAATAGAAGCTTTCAGAATAGGAATAAGGCAGACAGATAAATTTCATATAATACCTAAAACATATTATAAATGGATAAAAGACCACAGGCAAATTATATGGAACAATGAAAAAATAGAACCATCTATGCAGGACAAACGACTGAACTACAGAACCAGGAAAGGAACAGGAATGAAAAGGATTAGTATTAACAAAACAAAACAAATAAAATGATTAAATTTGTATGCAAAAATTGTAAAAATGTAAAAGAACTACAAAAAGCAACTATAAAAGTTATAGAAGGAAAAGTAAGAACAAAGGAAGCAAAATGTAAATGTGGTAAATGGATGCAAGAAATAGAAAAAGAATTCACAGGACATACAACAAACATAATAAGAACAGAGCCATCACTTAAAAAAAGATAAATGACAAAAGAAATAAAAACAACGCTAAAATATGTTAACCTTTCAGCAAAAAGAGGTATAAAAGAAGAATATACAGAATACAGAAAAAGGATGAAAGAAAACTATTATAAAGTAAAATATTATTTAAAAGGAGAATTAATATGGGACAGCTTATCTAAAGGAACTTATAGAACAAGAAAACAATGAGAATAATCGACCATTTAAAAAGAGCAACCTTTGAACCAGAAACAAGATGGATAGTAAAATATAACAAAATTGGTAAAGTAATAGAAATAAAACAACTATACGACCCAGAAAATTATAAAAAGATAAACAAGCATAAAAGAGAAATACTAAAAAAGGAACAATTAATAAATATATTAGAAAATGACAGGAAAAAGTAAACATTACTGGGACACAGATAGAAATAAATCACACTTTCAAGAATGGCAAAAAAAAGTAAGTGAAATAGAATACGGACCACAAAAGGAAGAAACAAAAACTCCAAAATATTATATAGGAAACAAAGGGATGGAAGCAATAGATGTAATACATCAATTTAATTTAAGCTACGACTTAGGAAGTGCCTGCTCATATATTTTGAGAGCAAAGAACAAGCACAAAGATGGAGGAAAAGAATGCATAACAAAAGCAATAGAGCATCTAAAGTACGAACTAAGAAAACTAGAAAGATGAAACAAAAGAGCGAACGAGAACAACTGATAACAAATTTAGATATAAACTTAGCCCTTGCATTAGTTAAATGCTTAAGCGAACACTTACATACAATGCAGTGGACACATTCACAAATGGTAAAGCTAAAATTTAATAAGCTTTTAAAAGTGGCAAAGCAATACGAAAAAGAGATAGACAAATCAATGCACACAACAAACGATGATACAATAGAAAACATATACGATGCTTTAATGGACTCAATCCTGGAAGCAAAACAAATAAGCATAGAAGAATATGACAATAAAAAAAACGATTCTAATAATAAATCTAATAGTTAAGACTTTAGTAGAATTAATCATAGTTTGCACTTTTGGAGTAGCAATAGGAATAGTAACATTTGCAGGAGTATATATATTTAAAAGCATTAAAAAAGCAATAGAAGACTATTATATTCATTTAAACAATTAACAACGCATTATTAATAACTTACGGAGCTATAACACCTAAAACTCGTAATATGCCGTTAAATTGCAGATGTGAACGAACAGAAGCAACAAGAGAGAATAATAACATACTTAAAACTACAATACAAGAATGTAAGGTTTTGTGCTTCATTAGGGGGTCAATACCAACAATATCAAAGCCAAAGAACAAAAGCAATCAAAACTGGATATGTTAAAGGCTTTCCAGACCTACAGATAACAGAAGCACGAAAAGGATATCACGGACTATTTATCGAACTCAAAACAAAAACAGGTAGGATTACATCACACCAGAAGCAATGGATAGAAGACCTCAACGAAAGAGGATATATAGCCAAATGTTGCAAAGGAATGGAAGAAGCTATGGATTTAATAGATTGGTATTTGAATCAAAACCCAAAAAAAAGAGAAAAGTCACATAAAAATGAGTAAAACTAACCAAATCTATCCGAAAATGAGCAAAGATGACAGAACCTATTCGTTAATGAGTGAAACTGACCAATACTATCTATTAATAACCAAAAATGAGGAAAACTAACCAAATCTATCTAAAAATGACCATTAATGACAGAACCTATACAATAATGAGTGAAACTAACCGATTCTATTCATTAATGACCAAAAATGACTAAAAATAACAATCCTAACCAATCCTAACTAAAACTAACCAATAATATATAAACCTATCCATTAATGACCAAAAATGACTAAAAATAACAATCCTAACCAATACTAACTAAAACTAACCAATCCTAATCAATTCTATCCAATACTAACCAATACTAACAGAATCTATACAATAATGGATGAAACTAACCGATAATAACTAAAAATAACCAATAATAAGGTATAATATATAAAACTCACTAAAAATGAGACAGATAAGCAAAAAACAAAAAGCAATAAACAAAGAACTAAAGAAAGTTTATAAAGAGATAGCAGACACAAGAGGACACTACTGCACTGGATGTGGAAGAAGTGATGTGCCATTAAGCCATAGCCATTACATAGCTAGAAGCAGAAGGAAGGACCTGGAAACAGATATAAACAACATAACATACCACTGCCTATCAATGGGAGAAAGAAAAGGATGCCACGATTTATGGGAGGGAGGGATAGCAGATAAACAAAAGCTATTAGACTACCAACAAGCAATGGAATATATCCTAGAAAAAGACACAGAGCTATACTTTAAATTAACAGAATAACAATGCCAAAGCTACCAGACAAAAAGAACAGACCCTGGATACCTAAACGAGAACGCAAACAGGAAGCCTTCAGAAGCACAGGTAGTCGCTCATCGGGGGATATGCGTCAATTTTACAATAGCATAGCTTGGAGAAGCCTTAGAAATTATAAGATACAACTCAATCCATTATGTGAGAACTGTGAGCGTAAAGGACTAACAGAACCAGCAAGAGAGATTGACCACATAGAAGCAATTAAAGATGGAGGAAAGAACCTAAGCCTTAGCAATCTACAGAGTTTATGTAGAAGCTGCCACGCTTCCAAGAGTGCTAAAGAAGGACAAGCAAGAAGATATATAAAGAAAATTTATTAATTTATAAGAAGACAAGGGGACTACAAAATCTTAAAACCAACAATACTGAAGACCGATGAAACCCAATCT